ATATTATAAATATTACTCTGACACTGTTCGGTTTCTTTTCGCTTTTTCTCGACTTCGGTCATATAGAACGCTTTTATTTCTTCCTGCTGCTTTTGGAAGAACGATGCCTGCGTTTCCGTTACATAAAGCCGTTCATTGGCCGGAGTGATAATAACATCGTCTATTTTAATATCGGTTTTTGGGCGAAATCCAACGTACTGACGGTTCGTTGCCGTTTCTCGGTTTGGCAAACCTGGAACGGTTGCAATAATTTCACCATCTCGCTCAATTTGCATATTCAGACCATGCATTCTTAAAAAATTTTCAAAAATCATTTTTCCATTCACCTCCTTTCCGTCTTTTTATTTTACAGCGAAAGTGAAGTGAATACAAGGAGGTACAAATCCACATGAACAACAACAAAAAGCCCAGCGAACCTGCGGAAGAGGAACGCTGGGTGAAGATAGAAAAGGAAGTTCAGGAGCTTAAACGGAGCAGGTCAATCCTCAGCATCGGCTTGTTCCTGCTGAGCGGCCTGTATGGAATCTTGATCCTCTGCATCATCTTGAGAATCATCCGAATCGAGGACACTTTGACCTCGATCATCCAATTCAACGCTCTGGTTGGCGAGCATCTCCAAAGCCTCGGCGATTCGCTCATTCGTATCCTCAACGATTTTGAAATGCTCCTCCGTGCGCTGTCTGAAGTTTTCTGACCTTTCTGCTTCCTCTCGCTGTATTTCGAGCATTTCCTGTTGATATTCTGCCGTTGCAGACCATGAAGATTCTTCCTTTTTGTCATGTTCGCTGGACAATGCCTGACCTGCCAAAAACAGAGGAATTGTAACGATGATGCTGATAATTCCAACCCAGTCTTTTTGGGGGATTGCATTATCCGGAGTTTTTACTTCGGCGATTTTGGCGTTGATAGCTTCAACCGCCTCTGTAGGTAGAAGTGGTTCGACTTCATCCAGAACAGCTTGAGTACTTGCCAGCGGCACGGTTTCGGATTCTTTTTCGCTGTAAGTACTTTCGCTCCATATCGAGTCTAACTGATCCGCAAAAGCCGCAGCATTTGAGTAAAGATTTGTAATGTTGCTTGTTCGGAGTGCGGTGGTGAGATTTAGCACATTGGAATTCAGCATTTCTGTCGATAACCGGAAAGCGGGACTTTCCATTGCCGATCCGTAGAGCGCCGAAATCTGATTGGTGAAATTGAGATCTGCTCTGGCCTGACCAGCCAGATTCTTGGCGAGATTGGATAGTTGATACTCTGGCACACATAATCTGGCATCTTTCGCCAAGCGGTACGCCATGTTGTTCCATTCTGCGGTTTGGTAAATCGATTTCATCTGGTTGCTCACCATGCGAACAGAATCCGCCATTTTCGCTGCTTCGGACACATAATTGCTGAGTTCTGACAGCTGGTATGCTGCCGTCTGAGCTGCAGAGCTCAACTCGTAAAAATTTTGCATTTTATCACCTCCCTTCTGCCCTATTCTACCGCAGAAGGGAGTCACCCACAAGGAGGTACATATTCACCATGAACGAAATTATCTTATCCACCCAGAACGGCGAACCAGTGGCATCCAGCCGGGACGTTGCCAAGCGCTTTGGCAAGGAGCACAAAGACGTGCTCCGCGCCATCAAGAGTATCACAGCGCAAAATTGCGCTGTGACCCAGATGTTCTACCAGAGCGAGTACACCGCAGGCACTGGCAAGAAGTACCCCATGTACCTGATGAACCGGGACGGCTTTTCGCTGCTGGCCATGGGCTTTACCGGCAAGGAGGCGGTGCAGTGGAAGCTCAAGTACATCGAGGCCTTCAACCAGATGGAGAAGCAGCTGGCACAGCGCCCGCAGCTTTCCCGCGCCGAGTTGATGGCACAGGCCCTCATTGCCGCCCACGACGAGCTGGAACACAAGGACGCTCAGATTGCAGAGCTGACCCCGAAGGGCATCTTTGCGGATGCTGTAAGCGCCAGCAAGAAGAGCATCCTTGTGGGCGAACTGGCAAAGCTGCTGTGCCAGAACGGCGTGCAGATCGGGCAGAACCGGCTGTTCAGCTGGATGCGTGAGCACGGCTATCTGATCCGCGACCCCAAACGCAGCGACTATAATATGCCCACCCAGCGGGCCGTGGAAATGTGCCTGTTTGAGATCAAGGAGACCACCGTGGTGCACTCGGACGGCCACACCAGCATCAACAAGACCCCGAAGGTGACTGGAAAGGGACAGATTTACTTTGTGAACCAGTTCCTGAATGGCCGGGCAAAGCGGCTGGAAGCGTGAAAGAAGGTGATAATTTGAAGGTAAACATGAAAAAAATTGAATCCCTGATGATTTTACGGGGAGTAAATGTTACCGAGCTGATGCAGGCTGCTGGCCTTGAGCGGGCTACCTACTACTACATCAAAAAGAAGGGCGGCACCAGCCCCCGGACGCTCAAGGCCATTGCCGACACGCTGAACGTTGACCCTCGCGAGCTTTTGAGCGAGCAGGAGAAGGAGCAGCGTCTTGGCAAGGAGACCGCCTGATGAACGGGCGGAACAAATACTGGCGGGAAGCCCGCTGGGACAAGAACCAGCCTGCACGGCTGGCACACATCAAAGAAAAGAGGTCGAAAAAGCATGATGAAGGTCGTACAGGGAACGTTTCAGCAGATTCCGTACTGGAAGCTGCGGGGCCGGTTCCACAGCTGCGGCTACCGCGATCAGGAAGTCGCTGAACATAGCGGCATTGGCCGGTACACTATGAGCGCCCGGATGAACGGGCACCAGCCGTGGACAAGTAAAGAGATCGTAGCAATTTGTGAACTGTTGGACATCCGGCAGGACGAAATCGGGGAGCTTTTCTTCCCGGAAGTGGGCAAGGAGGATGAATCCGCATGAGAATCAAATCTGGAGTTTGGTACTGGCTGGCAATGGCCTGCTTTGTGGTGGGCCTGCTGTACGGCCTGGGGCTGGAGGGCAGCTTTCAGACCCTTGGCACCGTCTCGGACGGTGCGTTCGTCACGGCTATGGTGCTGATCCTGCTGGCAATCTTCTTCATGCTGCAGGGCTTTGCAGCCGAAGCGCGTGAGAAGCGGCCCCGCAAGATTCACCAGCAGCCCCAGAACACCGTGAAGAGCGGTAGAAAGGCGGGCTGAGCATGGCAGTCAACAACAATATGATCTACACACGTATCTGTGTTGACTGCGGGTCTGTGTTGACTGCGGGAAGGTGATGCGTAATGTGGGCCGCCGCACGGAGCGGTGTCCGGAGTGCCGCGCTGTACATATCAGGGTGAAAGCTCTCGAAGCGAGCTACCGGGAGCGCACAGAGCAACTTATCCGCCAGCAGGAAGAGCGGGCCGAGGCAATCCATCAGGGCCTTGTGGACGACAACGAGCGCTTTACTGCAAGCGCAGGCACCTATGGCAAAGGCCGCATCAAAGAGATTTTGGCCGCACAAAAGAAAAAGCAGCCCGCCGGTGCGCCAACACCGACAGGCTGCAAGGGTTGATGGATTTTACAGGTCACATCAACCCGAAGATAACACATTTTCGGAGGTTTTACAAGATGGAAAAAAATTATGTTGAGATTCAGGGCCGCTTTTCCAGTGACGGCATGTTTGTGGGCGGGAACTATGTCCCGGAAGTCATCGACAAGCTGATGAACGATGTCTATTCTACCCTCGGTCAAGCAGGAAGCCTGTACCGCCTGCGCGTCACGGTCGAGGTCGAAGATCTGGGTGCCGAGGTCAAGTTCGGGAAGCCTGCAAGCGAAACGCAGCACTCCCCTGCCCCGCAGCGTTTGACCGCTGGAAAGCTGATTCCTGCACCGGACATCTCCCCTGCCGCCATTGACCCGGCACCGGAGGTAGCAGTATGAATCCGATGTATGATCTCGCCCTTGACGGCTACGGCCCGGCACTTGAGCCGCCGGACGACTACTATTTCCTGCCGCGAGGGGCAGAACAGACCGAAAATCAGGAGGATGAAGAGTAATGGAAAGCACAAGCATTTACGCCGCTCTGGCCGCTGTGCAGAGCGAACTCAAGGCCCCGAAAGGGCAGATGAACACCTTCGGCGGGTACAGGTATCGTTCCTGTGAGGACATTTTGGAAGCAGTGAAGCCTATTCTCAAGGCTCATAACCTGCTGCTTACGCTCTCCGATGAACCGAAGGTTCTTGAGGGGTGGCACTACATCGAAGCCACTGCAAAATTGGAATCTCTGGATGGTGGCTGCATTTCCGTGAAGGCATACGCAAGAGAGCCGGAGCAAAAAACCAAGATGGACGCTGCACAGGTGACGGGAACATCCAGCAGCTACGCCCGCAAGTATGCCCTGAACGGCCTGTTCTGCATCGACGATACCAAGGATGCCGACACGGACGAGTATCATGCGGCAGAAGGTCGAAACCCCGCAGGTGTGAACAAGCCGCAGAAGCAGCCCGCACAGGAACAGCCCTTTATCTGCGCCTGCTGCGGCAAACCACTTCAGCCGGTGTCTTATAAGAACCGCACCGTGGAACCGGCAGAGACCGCCGCCAGCACCAAGAAGAAGTTTGGGCGCATCCTGTGCTGGACGTGTGCCCAGAAGCAGCCGAAGGAGGGCTGATCTATGCTGAACACGATTGCAATTATGGGCCGCCTGACCCACACCCCGGAACTCCGCACCACCACAAGCGGCAAGGAGGTCTGCTCCTTTGACATCGCTTGCGAACGCAGCTACTCTGCAAACGGGCAGCGTGAGACGGATTTTATCCCCTGTGTGGCGTGGGGCAAGACGGCGCAGTTCATCTCCCAGTATTTCGACAAGGGCAGCATGATCGCCGTCAATGGCAGCTTGCAGACCCGGAAATATCAGGACAAGCAGGGCAACAACCGCACTGCCTATGAGATTCAGGTGCGTGAGGTCAGCTTTTGCGGCTCGAAAGCCCCTGACAGCACGTCTACGCGGGGTTTTGATGAACAGACGGAAAGTTATGTCAGCGAAGCTATAAACGCTCAGAGCGCCCAGCAGGCGGCTGAGACCGGCACGGACGATTTTGCCGTTATCAACGACGATGAAGATTTGCCGTTCTGAGCGGCAGAAATGAGGGAGAGAAAAATGCAAGCAAAAAGAAATATTATGCCGGAAGAGGTGCGAAATGCAAAGCTTCTTCTCAGCAAGGGCCTGTCCGATGCAGAAGTCGCATCCATTATCGGTCGTTCCGTGTCGGCAGTTGTCAATATCCGCAACGGTGCATACAACTTCATGCTTGAGGATGTACCGAATGATACCCCGGATGATAGCCGGGTTTACATCCTGCTGAAATCTATCGACAGCCGCCTGTACCAGCAGAACGAGGACATGAAGAAGGCCATTGACCAGCTGGTGGGCCTGAACAGTGCCCTTGTTGAGCTTCAGAACGAGATCAAGGTGTGCAGTTCCTGCATGACGGCAATGCTGGATGCCCTGAACGACCTCAAGAGCTATAACAGCCCGCAGGCTGAACCGGAAGCCACCCCTACGAAGTATCTGGGCAAGGATTTTGCTAACTGGGGAGAGGTTATTCGCCGTGTTGAGGTCTACGGTGACAAGTTCATTGCGGACAACCTGCGCGGAACAAAGGCCAGTCTGGACGGCGTTACGCTGTATCTGGCCTGCACCCCCAGCACGAAGAAGTTCCTCAAAAGCAGCGCTGTTGCAATCCCCCGCATCAAACAGCAGTGCCGGAACGTTATCGGCTACGGCGTAGAGGTTAAGATCATCGACCTGTAAAAACCAAAGAAAACCAAATGGTTTTTACGAAAAGCGTTTGGTTTTCAAAAACGGGAAGGAGGTGGTTAGTTGTGGACGATATCGAAATGGCTCGCCCAAAAGGCTTGTTGATACCCTTTGACAAGTTCGTAATCTTGGACATCCTGCCACCTGAGCAATACAAAAACGTGCTCACAAAAATGCGGCAGTATGTGGAGCACGGCAAAGAGCCGGAAGGGCTTGAGCCTATCGAACAGGTGGCCTTTGAATCCCTGCGCTCATTTATGGACGAAAACATAAAGACGTATCAACGTTCTATTCTTGCGCACCGAGAAGCAGGTCGAAAGGGCGGCAGACCAAAGAAAACCGACGAAAACCAAAAGGTTTTTGACGATAACCAAACGGAACCAATTGGTTTTTTTGAGAAACCAAACGAAACCAAAAGGCCCCTAAAGTACAAAGTACAAAGTACAACAGATACTAAAGTATCTGATAGTAGTAGCGCTGAAGCGCTGCCCCCTACCCCCAAAAGCAGGTTTTCACCGCCGGATGTTGAAACGGTGAAAAGTTACTTTGCGGAGAAAGGTGGCACAGAAGCGCAGGCTATTCGGTTCCATGCCTATTACGAGTCCAACGGCTGGAAGGTGGGCCGGAATCCCATGAAGAACTGGAAGGCTGCAGCATCCGGGTGGATATCCCGTGATAGGGATGAAGCAAAAAAGGCGAATGCCCCGCGCAACCGGGCGTTCATTGCAAGCCGCCCGGCAGAGGAAGCCGAAAATGCAAAGAATTTTCTGGCAGACGCAGCCCGGCGAAGGCCATTAAAAAAGCAATAGCCGGTACACACGCGCTCAGACCGGCATACGCGGCCCTCTGAGCATGGTTTTAGGGTAAACCGGCAAAGTTATACCACAAAACGCAAAACGCCGTTCAGGGCCGTTTCTCGTGCTCTGAACGAATTGAGGTAAAAAGCACTATGAACCTGTATGAGATCAACTCGCAGATTTTGGACTGCATCGATCAGGAGACCGGCGAGGTTATGGACATCGACCGGCTGGAAGAGCTGAACATGGCAAAGGCCGAGAAGGTGGACAACATCGCCTGCTGGGTAAAGAACCTCGAAGCCGATGTTGCGGCCTTTGAAGCGCAGGAAAAGGCTTTTGCTGACCGCAAGGCAGCCGCAAAGCGCAAGATCGACAGTCTCAAGCACTATCTGACCGATGCTCTGGGTGGACAGAACTTCAGCAGTAACCGGTGCGCGGTGAGCTTTCGCCGCAGTAAGGCCGTCTGCGTGCTGGATGAAGCTGCCGTCCCTGCCGAGTACATGACCGAGATGACCACCCGCGCACCCAACAAGACGGCCATTGCGGCCCTGCTCAAGACCGGCACGGCAGTGCCCGGCTGTGAGCTGGTTGAGCGCGTGAACCCGTCTGTGAAGTGAGGGAGGGAGAACAATGGGAGATGAACACGCAAAATGACATACAAGGAGTTTTTGGAGCGCAAAATCGACATTGCTCCCCTGTCCGGTATCGAGATTGACCCCGCCGAGGTCAGCCCGGCGCTGAAAGATCACCAGCGCGTGAGCGTCCTGTGGGCGCTGCGCGGGGGCCGCCGTGGCATTTTCGCCCGCTTCGGTTTGGGAAAGACCATCATGCAGCTCGAATGGTGCAGACTGCTCCAGAAGCACGAGGGCGGCCAGACGCTCATTGTGATGCCGCTGAACGTCCTGCCGGAGTTCAAGGCCGACGCTGTGAACCTGCTGGGCATTGACGAGCCGCCCTATTGCCGCACGATGGCCGAAGTGGAGGCCAGCACAGCCCCCATCGTCCTGACCAACTACGAGCGCGTCAGAGACGGCGACATTGACCCGCATCATTTCACAGCGGTCAGTTTGGACGAGGCCGCCACACTGCGCAGCTTCGGCAGCAAGACCTATCAGAGCTTCATGCAGAAGTTCAAGGGCATCAAGTATAAGCTGACCAACACCGCGACACCCAGCCCGAACCGCTACAAAGAGCTGATTCACTATGCCGGGTTCCTCGAAATTATGGACACCGGCCAGAGCTTGACCCGCTTTTTCAAGAGGGACAGCACCAAAGCGAACAACCTGACCCTTTATCCGGGTCGCGAGCGGGAGTTCTGGATTTGGTGCGCCAGCTGGGGGCTTTTCCTTCAGAAGCCGTCCGACCTCGGATTCTCGGATGATGGTTACGCCCTGCCGCCGCTGGACATCCGGTATCACAAGCTGAACAGCCTTGACCGGCCCGCTGAATTTGAAGCCGACGGCCAGATGAAGCTCGGCCATGATGCCGCGATGGGCTTGCAGGATGCAGCCAAAGAGAAGCGGGACAGCATCGACATCCGCGCCGCTGAGGTGGCCCGCATCATCGCGGAGGCCCCGGTGGATGAACACTTCGTTGTCTGGCATGACTTGGAGGACGAGCGCAAGGCCCTGAAAAAAGCCGTCCCGGAGATGGTGGACATCTACGGCAGCATGGATCTCGAAACCCGCGAGCAGCGCGTCATGGACTTCGCACAGGGCAAGACCCGCATCTTCGGCACAAAGAAAAGCCTGTCCGGCTCTGGTTGCAACTTTCAGCGGTTCTGCCACCGGGCAATCTTCATGGGTATTGACTATGAGTTCAACGACTTCATTCAAGCCATTCACCGAATTTACCGCTTCCTCCAGAAGTCACCGTGCGTGATTGACATCCTGTACATGGACACCGAAACAGAGGTGCTGCTGGCCCTCCAGCGGAAGTGGAAGCAGTACGATGAACTCAGCGAGCAGATGGAAGAAATTATCAAAGAATACGGCCTCGGCAGCCTTGCACTGGAGGTCTTAAAGAGAACGATAGGATGTGAGCGCGTGGAAGTAAAAGGCAGCAACTACATCGCAATCAATAACGATTGCGTGGAAGAGGTCAAGAGCTGGCCGACGGACAGCATCGACCTGTATGTGACCTCTATTCCGTTCGGTAACCACTATGAGTACAGCCCCAGCTACAATGACTTCGGGCACAACCCGAACGATGATGAGTTCTTCAAGCAGATGGACTTCCTCACCCCTGAGCTGCTGCGGACTCTGAAGCCGGGCCGCGTGGCTGCGATTCATGTCAAAGACCGCGTTGAGTTCGCCAATGTCACCGGGCTGGCCGCGCCTACAATTGAGCCGTTCCATGCTGACTGCATTGCCCATTTCCGCAAACATGGCTTTGCGTACTTTGGGATGATTACCGTAGTCACGGATGTTGTCCGGGAGAACAACCAGACCTACCGCCTCGGCTGGACTGAGCAGTGCAAAGATGGCACGAAGATGGGTGTTGGATGCCCTGAGTACATCTTGCTGTTCCGCAAGCTGCCTACTGACCGCAGCCGCGGCTATGCTGATATCCCCGTGAAGAAGTCCAAAGAGGAATACACCCGCGCCCAGTGGCAGATTGACGCTCATGCGTTTTGGCGTTCCAGCGGCGACAGGCCTTTTGCTAGGGAGGATCTGGAGAAGATTCCAACCTCCAAACTCCAGAGCGTCTACCGGAAGTTCAGCCGCGACAGTGTCTACGACTACGGCGAGCACGTCAAACTCGCAGAAAGCCTCGACAAAGACGGACGGCTGCCGAGCACCTTTATGGTCGTTGCGCCCGGCTCATGGGATATGACGGTCTGGGACGACATTGTGCGGATGAAAACGCTCAACACCTCCCAGAGCCAGCGGCGGCAGAACCTCCACGTCTGCCCGCTTCAGATCGACATCGTGCAGCGCCTGATTGAGCGGTACAGCAATGAGGGCGAACTTGTTGCTGACCCCTTTGCAGGGCTTTTCACGGTGCCGTATGAAGCGGTGAAGATGAACCGCAAGGGCAAGGGCGTGGAGCTGAACCCGGATTATTTTCGTGACGGCGTGGGCTATCTGGAATCTGCGGATGCAGAAAAGGATGCACCCACTCTGTTTGACCTGTTGGAGAATGGAGCTTGAACATGAGCAAGGAAAATATGGGCCGGAATGCCGAGCATTATGCAGACCCGACACCGACCGCGGCCATGCGCAACATCTGCCGGGACGAGTACCAGAAGGAAGCCGCCCGGCTTGACAGAATCGGAGACATCGTTCCCCTGCTGCGCCAGATGGCCGGTATCGCAGGGTTTGAGATCATAGGCCGCATCCCGCTGAGGGACAAGGCCACCGGAAAGGAGTATCGGTGATATGGAACAGAAAGAGATTCAGGAGCAGCTTATTGCGACGGTTCGGGATATGCTTCTCACCTCCTGTGAGAAGATGGGGGCACAGAGCATCAAGCATTGCTGGACGCGCTATGACGGCACGGAGGTTAAGCTGAGCCTCACCATCCACCCGTCGGGCGAAAAAGAAGAAGATCCGGAGCGCGAGCTGCGCACCTACGCAAAGGCTGCGCTTGTCGTTTTCGGGGAAGACCCGCAAATCGACAAGGCCATTGAGGAGATGGCAGAGCTTACCAAATCCCTCCTCAAGTACAAGCAGGCCAAGCATGGTACCCCCGGTATCGACAAGATGGTGGAGGTGGCCGACAGCGTCCGAGAGGAGCGGGAAGACGTCAGGATTATGATGGCCCAGCTCGAAATCCTCTTTGGAGATGCCCCGGAGTGGAGGTCAAAGAAGATGGCCCACCTCAAAGAGCTGGTCACGGTCAAGAAGCCAGACCCGGAGGAAAGGGGCAAGAGCGATGGCTGAACACTACAAAATCGACTGCGCGAGCGCCGAAGACCGAAAGGCCCTTATCGTTGTACTTGCAATGAATGGCTATATCGTCTGCAACGGCAAGGAAAAGCGCAGCGGCAAATCTACTTTGACCTATTTTGTGGAGTATTGGAGGGGCGACGATGAATGATCAAGCGAAATCCAACCCTGAAACCGACACTATGAGTCCGGAGGACATGGCCCATTATTTGATGGATTTTTGCCATTGCCATTTGGCGGCTGGAAATGGCTGCCCGGGGTGCCAGTTTGATAAACCGACCAGTAACGATGGCGATGGAGAATGCCGTCTCGGTGTTCCTTCAGACTGGGACTTTTGAGGAGGAGAAGTGAAGCATGAAAACCGAAAAGAGAATGGTCTGCTTTATCGCAGCAGCTGTGCTGCTGATTCTGACGCTGTGGTTTACATCCTGCGGTGCGGCCACTGCCGAGGCAGAAGTTGAAAGAAAGCCATGCTACCACGTTACTGTCTATTCCCCGGAAATTGTAAAGACCGGATATGCTGGAACACGATCTCCGAAGTATACCATCACCGTGGAGGACTTCAGCGAGCTGCTGCCGAAATCATACGTTTGCAGAGATCAGTATCACCTGCTCCGCATCCCTCTGGAAGATGGACGTTTTGAGCTGGTGTCTACCTCGCTGGTTGAAATCGAGTATTACTGAAGGGAGAGACGTGAGCATGAAAGCTGTGCTTTTGAGCATGCGGCCTGTGGAGATCACTCGCCCGCCCCAAAGCTGGCGCTATGTGGAGGAATTGAGCAATGAATAACAGAAGAACGGCGGCCAGTATTCGCCGCAGCTATACCGGTGCCCGAAGCCGCGCAGAGGGCGCTGGCTTTGAAAGCATCATTGACAATGCCTGCGCCTATTACAGATCCATCGGCCTTGCAGACATCGAAAAGACCCCAGAACCGATGCGTCCGATTGGAAGCCCGGACCGTGCTGGCCGGTTCCTTGCTTGCTACACGAAACAGGCCCAGCCGGACTACAAAGGCGTTCTCAAAGGCGGAAGAGCCATCAATTTTGAAGCAAAGCACACTGACAGTGACCGGCTGACCTTTGATCGTGTGTTGACCGCGCAAGCGCTTCGTTTGAGCCGCACAGAAGCTCTCGGAGGTGTCGCCTTTGTACTATGCTCATTTAGCGGCAGGGCTTTCTACCGCGTCCCGTGGGCCGTATGGAAGGACATGAAACGGCTGTTTGGCCGTAAGTACATCACCCAATCAGACATTGAAATTTACCGCGTCCCGTTTGCAGCACCCGGAGTGCTGCTGTTTTTGGAAGGAGTAAAGGAGGAACAATGATCCGCACATGGACACCTGAAAGCGAGAACGAAAAGCCACCTAAGAATGAAAAGGCCCAGCTGGTGCGGGCATGGTTTGAACGACTGCCAAGAATGCGGGCACAGATTCAGCAGCAGGAAGAGCGCATTGTAGATCTACAGTGCATCGCTACCGCCACCACATCCAGCGTTTCAGCTGCACCTGGTCGTTCTGGAACCAGTGACAAGGTGGGGAACGGTGGCGCGGCCATTGTGGAAGCAGAGGAAAAGCTGGCTGCCCTCAAGTGCGAGTATGTGGAGATGCAGAAGGCGGCCATTGATACGGCATATCTGCTGAATGCTGACACGGCATCCATCCGCCGCAGCAAGTGCATCATCCTGTGTTATGTTGAGGGTAAGACCCGTGAGCAGGCCGCCGCTGAGGTGGGCTTTGCACAGGCACACACGGCATCCAGAGCCATCACAGTAGGGTTTGAAGCCCTTGCAGAGATCTGGGAAGCAACACCTTTTTGCGATTTTGACGAAAGTGCATAAAAAACGCGTGATTTTTTGTACAGCTTCGGGTATGTACGCGGTATGTACAGAAACCGTGCGAAAGTGATTGAATAGTACCATCGGCAATGCCGGAAAGGCAAACCGATACACGCAGTCTCCGAAACGAACCTCCATGATAATTTTCCTCCTTTTGGCTTTGCAGGCATTTTTCTCTCTTCACGTTTCGCGGACTGCGCATCTATGCGATACACTGAAACAAAGGCAGCCTGCCGCTCATGAGAGACAGGAGGCGGTTCGATTCCGCCGTATCGCACCGTATGGCGCATGGACCAGACAACCCGAAAGGCCGCACGTGTAACCTCCCGTGCCAAGAAAAGGCCTTAGAATCCTTGCCAAGGTGTAGCTTTCCTGACAGGATGTGCGCCAACCAACAGCCCCGGCGGCGAACCGGAGCTGTTTTTATATGGCCGCCTGAGCGCAGTTTTGAGCGCGGCGCGTGTGTGTAGACACGGCTGGTTCGATTCCAAGGGCGGCTTTTTACTCTGGTAGCTCAATTGGCAGAGCGATGGTCTCCAAAACCGTAGGTTGCAGGTTCAAGGCCTGCCCAGAGCGCCATGCAATGTACAGTCGGGGGACGGCTGTGCAAAGCATAGCGGGGCATCTGGCCGCGAAAGTTCCAGATGCAGCAGCACCCGCCCGTTTTACGCCTGTCCGTCAAACTGAATGCATGGGTGCTGCTTATTTTTTGATATCTTTGCCGTTCGGTTTTCCGGGCGGCTTTTTATTTGGAGAAAAAAGATGATTCAGAAAGAACTGCTGAAAATGCCGGTCTCCGATCTGGTGCCGTATGAGAACAACCCGCGCGTGATCTCCCCTGCAGCTGTAGACGCTTGCGCTGAGAGCATCAAGCAGTGCAGCGCACTTGATCCCATCGAGGTTGACGAAAACAACGTCATTCTCAGCGGTCACACCCGCCGCCTTGCGTTGATGCAGCTCAATGTGGACATGGCCGACGTGGTGCGCTACACCGGCCTGACGGAAGAGCAGAAACAGAAATACCGCCTGCTGGCGAACAAGACCGGCGAAATGACCGGCTGGGATTTCTCCAAGCTGGAACGGGAGCTGCTTGAAGTCGATTTTGGCGACTTCGACTTTGATTTTGACATTCCGCAGGACGATGATGCCGGCGTATCCTACATTGACAGCCTTATGGAGGACGGTTTCACAAAGGCTTCGGAAAAGAAAGAATTTTCCGTGACCTTCACGTTCCCCGTTGAGTGCGAGGAAGAAATCAAGGGATACATCAGCGAGAACACGAAGGAGCCGCTTGAAAAAGCCATCTTGAACTGTATTCGCGGCGTTATGGAGGATGAAGATGCCTAACTGCGGGTCGCAATGCTGGTTGTGCGATATGCCTATCCGTTTCGACACCTACAAGGGATGCACGCACGGCTGCAAATACTGCTTTGTGCAGCGGAACGGAAAGTATGACATCAGCAAGGTGCAGAAAGGTGAAGGCATGAAAGCCCTCATGAGCTGGATTCAGGGAAAGCGAACGTCTGAGACCAACTGGTGTGACTGGAATATTCCGTTGCACTGGGGGGGCGTGAGCGACCCTTTCCAGCCTTGTGAGCACTATTACCGCATGAGCTACAACGCTCTGCGCGTCTTTGCTGAAACCAAATACCCCTTTGTTGTTTCGACAAAGGGAAGGATCATCGCAGAGCCTGAATATCTCGAACTGCTGAAGAAGTGCAACTGCGTTGTGCAGATCAGCATGGTGTGCAGCAGCTATGACAAGCTCGAAGAAGGCGCACCATCGTTTGAAGAACGTCTGGAAATTGCGAGAAAGGTTGCTCCGAGTGTGAAGCGCCTGATCGTCAGGATTCAGCCGTACATGCATGAGGTATACGGAGAAGTTTACGAAAACCTTGAAAAGTTCAAGGCAGCTGGTGCCTACGGCGTTATTGTCGAGGGCATGAAGTTTGCAAGCAAAAGACCGGGCCTTGTTAAGGTTGCGGGAGACTATACCTATCCGAAAGCCCTGATCGAGGGCGATATTCTTAAGCTGAAGCAGAGGGCGCATGAACTTGGCCTTGCTCTTTACAGCGGAGAAAACAGAACAAGAGAACTGGGAGACAGCCTTTGTTGCTGCGGTGTCTCTGACCTTCCCGGATTCAAGGTGAATGAGTATAACCTGAACCACCTGCTTCATGGTGGGAAGCCCGCAAAGACCCCTCAGATGCAGAAAACTGGTACAGCGATGTGCTTTCAGTCGCTGTACCAGAACACAGCCAATTCCAGAAGGCTCAGAGGGGAAAGCTTTGAAAGCGAAATGCTCAACGTCTACAAAACGAAGCGTGAATATGTGAATGAGACATTTGGTCTGAAATGAGGTGATCTGCGATTGGCCGCAAAGGTAAGTATGAGCAGTGGTTAGAGCCGGAAGGGTTGACGCTGCTTCGTGGATGGGCTAGAGACGGCCTGACGCAGGAACAAATAGCTCAGAACATTGGAATACACCGCGATACCCTGAATGAATGGAAAAGCCGATTTCCCGACATTTCCGACGCTTTAAAAGTAGGGCGGGAAAACGCTGATTACATTGTGGAAAATGAGCTGTTCGAGAGCTGCAAGACACGCACCGTAACCGTAAAAAAGCCCATCAAACTGAAAAAGGTCATGGTGGATGGAAAAAAGCGGCTTGAAGAAGAACGCATTGAGTATGCAGAGGAACAGGTCGTTGTTCCCGCAAACGTCACGGCCCAGATTTTTTATTTGAAAAACCGGAAGCCAGACAAGTGGAAGGACAAACCGCAGGAGAACACGACCGAAGCCCAGAATAACGACATGCAGACGCTTGCAGATCTGCTGCAGCGGCCCGTGCCTGACCGTGACATCAAGGACTTTGAGACATGAACATACCTGCACCTTTTTCACAAAACCAGATGCGTTTCTTCTGGAACTGCTTCGACCACTGGTTCAATGTGGCTGAGGGCGGCAAACGCGGCGGCAAGAACGTGCTTATTACTATGGCCTACTGCACCATTCTGGAAAAGCATCCCAGCAGAATACACCTCATTGCGGGCGTATCCACTGCAACGGCCCGGCTGAACATTCTGGACTGTGACGGTTTTGGCCTGAAAAACTATTTTGAGGGCCGATGCCGTGAGGGCACCTACCAGAACCGCGACTGCCTGTACATTCAGACGGCCACCGGCGAAAAGGTGGTGCTGGTATCCGGCGGTGGCAAAGCCGGTGATGAAAAGCTCATCAAGGGCAACACCTACGGTACCGCATACATCACCGAGGTGAACGAGTGCAGCGAAGCATTCATTCAGGAAGTGTTCGACCGTACCCTGTCCAGCCCGGACAGAAAAGTGTTTCACGACCTGAACCCCAAGGCTGAGGGTCACTGGTACTACAAGACCATTCTGGACTTCCACGAAGCGAAGCAGCGTGAGAACCCCGACTATGGCCTGAACTACGGCCACTTCACCATCGCGGACAACATGAGCATTTCAGACGACCGTCTGCGGGCCGTGCTGGCCACCTATGACCGCAAGAGTATCTGGTATGCCCGCGACATTCTGGGCCAGCGCAGAGCCGCCGAGGGCCTGATCTACGATATGTTTGACTTCACGGCCAATGTCTATACGGTTCCGCCCACTGCAATGCAGGCCGTTTCCACCCGCACCATTGCGGTAGACTACGGAACCTTGAACCCAACCTGTTTTCTCTCGATCTTTGACGACGGTGAAACTGTCCGTGTTGACCGGGAATACCGATGGGATGGCCGCAAGGAACGCCGCCAGAAAACCGATGAAGAATATGCCGACGACTTCATGGCCTTTATGGGAGATAACCCCTGTGCGGCCTATGTGGACCCGTCGGCGGCATCTTTCATCACCGCACTGCGCCAGCGCGGCGTCTATGTCATGGAAGCCAACAACGATGTACTGAACGGCATCCGCCGGTGCAGCACCCTGATCTCCAAGCGCCGCCTTCTGGTAAACAAAGCCTGCACCGGTCTGTTGGACGAGTTTGGCCTTTACCGCTGGGACGATAAGGCTGCACTGCTGGGCGTGGAGAAACCCGTAAAGGAGAACGACCACGCAATGGATGCCCTGCGCTATTTTGTAAATTCCCTGCCTGATTGGAGGTTTGAGCATGTCCAGGCGTAACAAGAACCGCCCCGCCGGGGGCACACAACCGAATACCCTGACACTGGATGCTTTCTCCAACCCGCTGTTCCGGCTGGGCTATGGCAGCCAGAGCCCGCTGGAAGCCACCAGCTATCCGCTCACCCGAATGACCGGCAACTATGCGCTGCTCAACAGCCTCTACCGTGAAAACTGGGTCGTGCAGAATGTTGTTGGCCTGATGGTGGACGATATGCTGCGGGAATGGTACGAACTCAAGGACGCTGCGCCCGATCAGCTGAAAGCTCTGCATCGTGCTGAGCAGCGCGCCGGTCTGCGCAGATGTATTTCCACCGGCCTGAAATGGGGTCGCCTGTATGGCGGTGCCGCCGGGCTGATCCTGATTGCCGGGCAGACCGATCTTTCCCAGCCGCTGGACCCCGACAGCATCCAACCGGGCAGTTTCCGTGGGCTGTACATCCTCGACCGCTGGCAGGGCATCTCGCCGGAACCGGAACTGACCTTTGAGGGCGGCGAAGTGGTGCCTACGTTCTACTCCATCAACGATTCCGCCGGGCACATCGTCGCGCGGGTGCATCACTCCCGCGTCGTGCGGTTTGTGGGCCGGGAGCTGCCGGATCTGGAACGGCAGGCAGAGCTTTACTGGGGCGAATCCGAGGTGGAAGCCCTGTACAAGGATGTGGTGGCTCACGATAATGTTTCGGCCAACATGGCGGCGCTGACCTTTCAGGCCAACATCAACACCATGGAGGTCAAGGGTCTGGAACAGCTGCTTTCCCTTTCCAGCCCGGATGTGCAGCGGCGCTTCTGGAACACCATGCAGGCCCAGAGTGTGCTGCGCTCCAACTTTGGTGTACAGCTGGTGGAACAGGGCAACAAGATCAACAATACACAGTACACCTTCACCGGCCTGCAGGAAGTGTACGAGAGCATGTGCCTGAACCTGTGCGGCGCATCCCACTACCCTATGACGAAGCTGTTCGGACGCTCTCCTGCCGGCATGAACGCCACCGGCGAAAGCGATTTGAAGAACTACTACGACTATGTGGATACCCTGCGGGAAAGCAGACTGCGCCCGGTTCTGGAAAAGCTGCTGCCTGTTCTGGCCCGTTCCGCAGGCATCCAGCTGGAAGATGCAGACCTCAGCTTCCCGCCGCTGTGGACACCAACCGCAAAAGAGACCGCCGACATTGCCAAAATCAAGGCTGACAGCATCGTTAGTGCGTTTCAGTCCGGCTTGCTGGATGTGCCCGCTGCACAGCAGGAGCTGCGCCGCCTGAGCGATGAGACCGGCATGTTCGGCAGTATCACCGATGAAGCCATTGCCGCTAATGCGGGCAAGACTTATCAGGACGTGACCGCCATGCGCGACCCGCTGGCGGGGCTGACAGAAAATCTGACCGGAATGGAGGTTCCTACTGCGGACACCTCGGTATTCGATTTCAACTCCCGCCACGACCCCTCCGACGGACGCTTTACAAGCGGCGGCGGGAGCGGTAAAATAGAGAAAACCAAGTACGCACCGTCTCCGCAGAGGAGCGAGAGCAAAATTCAGCTCAAGCCCAAGACCTATGCAAGGCTCACCGGTGTGTTGAACACGCAGTACCCGGGGCTTCTGGCTGGTGAAAAGGTCATTATTCGGGATGCCAATTATCAGTACCACGTTACTGCAGATGGCTTTGGTGGACTGAGCGTTGAACGGCGCATTCCAATCACGAACAGGAGGAAAAAATGAGCAAGCAGGAATCTGTATGGGTGCAGTATGTTCGTGAGCACTATGAACCTGCCTCTGATGTCGAGATGTCCTATGAGGACGAAAATAATTTGCTTTGGCTTTTGAATGCACCGGCAGGATATCAGGTTGAGGACGAGATGCTTGAGTATGCACAAAAGCACCCGGATGCAAGCATGAAAGAACTTATCGAATACTTCGATGAAGTTGCCCCGGACGGGCTTACTCCGGGCGACGATGGGCTAGACCTTGAGGAGAATTGACCTATGGCCAAGGATGATTACTTTGTTCTTGCATATCGCATTCTTTCATATCTCTACGCCTGCTTCAAAGCTGGCGAACAGCCTGATATGGACTGCATTTCAGCGGATGTTCTTCATATCCCCGTGGGGTACTGGTTCAACATCATGCGCAGCCTGACAGAAGAAGGCTATATTGTAGGGCTTGTTTTCCCTGCGTCGATCGGCTCCGCTGTCAGCGTCAAAGTCATTGACCTTCGCATTACGCAGAAAGGCATTGAGTTTTTGCAGGAAAACAGCATGATGAAAAAGGCCGCTGCTTTCCTCAAAACGATCAAGGAAACAGTGCCCTGCATTTAATTTAACAGTACAAGCGTCAGACGAAAGTCCGGCGCTTTTCTTTTGCCCATTTTCAGGAGGAAGCCTATGCCCACCCTTGCCCGTGCATCCCCTGACCGGGAACTGGAACGGCTCATCCGGCTGTACCTGCGTGCCGAAACAGATATCATCAACGAGATCGGCCGTCTGCGCAGTCAAGGCCTTGTGGATTATCACGCTGTGGCTGCTCTGGAACGGGTGCAGGCCATTCTCCGCCAGCTTGAAACGCAGGACTGGGAGTATGTACCGCGCCTTGTGGAAGCGCAGTTCTATGTGCGCCGCCCGGATGCCAGAGCTGTGCCCGGCGAGACGGTGGAAAAGCATCGGGCCGGGTATCTCAATGCTAAGACCCTCACCAGCACCCAGACGGACATTGTGCAGCGGCTGACCATGAACCTCATGGGCCAGCTGACCGATGCCCACAGCACTGTGCTGGCAGGCCTGCAGAGTGCCCTGCTGGGCCGCACGGAACCGGACATTTACCGGCGCGTTGGGCTTGAACAGGTAGCCGCACAGCAGGCTGCAGGGCGTGGCATCAACCAGAGCGTGCCCGCCTTTGTGGACGCTCTGCGCCGGGAAGGCGTGACA